GGAAACATTTCCTCATAAGTTTGGACAACAAGTTTCGCCAACTCAAGCTGTAAATTCTGGAAACAGAATGGCAGCACCAGGAAGGCGCAAAGGCACTGTGAGACTCACACCCTCACAAGTAGCTATAGCAAAAAAATTAGGTGTGCCGCTAAGCGAATATGCGAAATACGTGAAGGAGTAATGCATATGAATACAATGAAAAATAGTAAGTTACCATCACGCGAGTCTGAAACCAGAGAGAAAACTTCTCGAAGGAAACCGTGGGCTCCACCATCACAACTAGACGCACCACCTGCGCCAGCTGGGTTTACCCATCGCTGGATAAGGGCCGAATCTGTAGGACAAATGGATCAAAAAAATGTATCCGCTAGACTACGCGAAGGATGGGAATTTGTTCGTGCAGACGAATATGATTCTAACATCTGGCCCCATATTGATTCAGGTACATATAAAGGTGTTATAGCTGTTGGAGGTCTAATGCTAGCAAGGATTCCTAATGAAACGGTTGCTGAGCGTACTCAATACTTTACTCAAAAGACTAAAGATAGAGATAACGCAATTGCAAACGATCCATTAAAGGACCAACATCCTAGTATGCCTGTTAGTAGTACTAGCAGGTCGCAAGTTAGTTTTGGCGGCAAGAAATCCTAAACAGATTTTTTTCTCCTTAATTAAAAAATTTACCGATCCCATGGTGGGTGAGGTATATCTTTAACTACAAGGAAAAATCATGGTAAATGTAAACGCACCATTCGGTTTAAGAGCTGTAGGCGAGTTAGGTAGTAACATCCAAAACGGTGGAACTACTGAGTACAATATCCTTCCTGGATTAGCAGGAGCTATTTTCAAAGGTGACTTAGTACAAATACTTGCAGCCAATGGAACAATTCAACAATCAGCAGCAGGTAATGCTGACTGTGTTGGTGTTTTCAATGGTTGTTTTTATGACGACCCTACTACACAAAAACCAACTTGGTCAAACTACTACCCTGGCGGAATCACTCCAACAGGTGGTGGATTAATCAGAGCATTTGTCTACGACGATCCAAATAAGTTATTCGAAATACAAGGCAGCGCGATTTTAGCTAAAACCGCAGCTATTGGAAAGAATACTGATATTGCACTAACTCAAGGAAACACCATTAATGGTCAATCTGCGAGTGAGTTAAATACAGCTCTTCCACCGGCAGCAGGTTCAGCTCAATTACGTATCATTGGTATCTCAACAGACCCAGAAAACAGTGACGACTTAACGGCAAACTGTAACTGGATTGTTAGAATCAATGAGCATGTGTATTCTCGAGCAACTGGCGTATAACCTAAAGGAGATTGAACAATGGTAATTTCAAGAATGCAATTGGTCAAAGAACTCGAACCAGGCTTAAACGCACTATTTGGCTTAGAGTATGACCGATACGAAAATCAAGACAAAGAAATATTCGATACAGAATCATCTGATCGTGCTTTCGAAGAAGAAGTAATGCTTGGCGGTTTTGCCAATGCAGCTGTAAAACCTGAGGGTCAAGGTATTGTATACGATGACGCTCAAGAAACTTACACTGCTAGGTACACCAACGAGACTGTTGCTTTAGCTTTTGCACTAACAGAAGAAGCAGTAGAGGATAATCTTTACGATAAACTTAGCACTCGCTATACAAAAGCACTAGCGCGTTCTATGGCTAACACTAAACAGGTGAAAGCAGCAAACATTTTAAACAATGCATTTGCAGCAGCTAATCCTGGTGGAGACGGAGTTTCATTAAACAATGCAGCTCACCCTACACTTAGTGGCAACCAAACGAACACTCTAGCAGTTGCAGCTGACCTTAACGAAACTTCGTTAGAGCAGATGTTAATTGACATTGCTAACATGCAAGACGAAAGAGGAATGAAAATTGCTCTTAGAGGAATGAAAATGATCATTCCAGTAAACTTGCAGTTTATAGCTGAGAGACTAATGAAATCTGCTGGCCGACCAGGCACTGCTGATAATGACATCAACGCCCAAAAAAATATGGGAATGGTACCAGAAGGATATGTTGTAAACAACTTCCTTACTGATACTGACGCTTGGTGGATTAAAACAGATGCGCCTAATGGTCTTAAGCATTTTAATAGAGCACCTATTAGAACTGCTATGGAAGGCGATTTCGATACTGGCAACGTTAGATACAAAGCTAGAGAAAGATACAGCTACGGCTGGTCTGACTGGCGTGGTATCTTTGGTACACCAGGAGCATAAATCACTTAGGAGGGCGGAATTATCTGCCCTCCTTACCCTAGAGTAAATTAGTTGTGTTGACTGGCTAGGCAGACGGTATAGAGACAGCATGACGACATTGGCCTATACAGCCAAAGGAGATTATTATGGGTATAACTACCTTTTCAGGTCCAGTAAAAACTGGATCAATAACTGCTACAGGAAACTCAGTTCTAAGTAGCGGAATTCAAAATACACATCCACTAGGGAATGTGGCAACACAAAGACATGGGGTTCCTTCAGCAGCAGCTGCAACAGGGATCGCATTAGCTCAAACATACACAAGTGTAAGACCATCTGATGGTAGATTCCATTTAAATTTAAATGGTCTACAATCAGTAACAGGCGAATGGGCTCCGTGGAAAGTTTCACCAGCAACAGCAACTACAGGTGTACCAGCAAATAATACTGCTGTACAACATTGGGGTAGAAGAGTTATCCTTACAGGTGCAGTAGCAACTTCAGCAGGAACAACTTTTACTATCACAGGAACTGACGCAACTGGTAGAGTATTAACTGAAACAGGAATTACAGGACCAGCTGCAGCTGCAGTTGTAGCTTCAACTTCATTGTTTGCAAGTGTTACTGATGTTAGTGCAGCGTCTAACCCTAATCCAACAGCAACTGTTTCTGTAGGAACTAGATCAGCAACTACTGATATATATGCTAGACCATTAGGTGTAGTACCTTATCAGTCTGCTCTTACTAGAATGCAGTTTATGATTAATACTAATGGTAACAGTGCCGGTGCAACAACAAACGGAGATTTCTTCGCTATTGGAACTATGGCAGATGCAGCTACAGGTGTTTTAGGAGCAGCAGGCGGAATGTACGCAGGTAGCACTTTAGCAGCCGGTGGTGGTGTTTCACCAATTCTTGGTACAGGCATGGTTGCAGGCGCAGCCGCAGCTAACTGGAATTCACCTATACCTTTATCTACAGTTCAGAAAACTAACTGGAGATTTGTACAACAGGCAGCAGCAGCTGGAGTAGCAGGCGC